AGGAGAAATCGGGATGGACTGAAATCTTTATATATCCGGGATATAAGTTTAAGGTGTTGGATGCGCTTATTACAAACTTCCATTTACCTGAGTCCACATTGGTGATGCTTGTTAGCGCATTGGCAGGCAGAGAAAATATTTTGAATGCATACGAAGAGGCGGTGAAGGAGAAATACAGATTCTTCAGCTTCGGGGATGCGATGTTTATAATGTGACTTAAATTTAGCACTTTGTAAAATACACTATATAAATAAGCTGTAGCTTTTAGGGGCTACAGCTTATTTTACTTTTATCGAATAAATGTATGAGATAATCCATTTTTGAATGTTATTGTTTCAACAGACCCATTTGATATTATGATTGAGTCTATGACACTATTAACAAATGATTTAAGTACTTCTTTATCTATGGATGTTGCCAGTCTCTTATAGTTTATGTAGTTCCTCCCATCTAATTTTTTAGATATAATGAAGGAGCTTGTTTTTACAATAAATTCTGCATCTGATATAGATTGTTGCCAATCATCAGACTCCATAAAGCTAAGTTGGTCGTTGATTTCGTTAAGCTTATCATCTATTTGCATTTTATGAGATAAAAAGTTTTGTTCCGATAATGTTTGCTCAGAGTATAAGTATAAGTTTGTTAGTCTATCTAATGCTCTCTCGAGTTTTTGTTTTTCTGATAGTAATTTTGTACGTGATAAGTTTGAATTATCCTCTTTTTTGAATGATACATCGTTACTATATATGTCTTGCTTTATATTGCCTGACAAAAGAACATTATATAGGTCATTCAGTCCATCTGAATCAATAGACTTTATGTCATTAAATGAGCTTCCTTTTAGTAGATGTTTTTGCAGTTCATTTTTAGAAGATATAGATTTAAAATCACGCTGTGAGTTTATTAAGTTGAGGATATAGTTAAATACAAACTCTCCTACGGTCTGGTCTGACACGGATTTGCTATCACATTGTAGTTGCCTTTTAGTCGGACAAGTATATCTTGAATATTGATATCCATTAATTTTTGATGATGGTGATGCTCCCATAGGTTTATTACAGTTGCCACAATATAGTAGTCCGGAAAAGATATGTACATATTTTTCAGATTTGACAACTTTTTTATTGAGCCTTCTATTACAGTCCAGTAGAGCTATAATACGCTCTTTTTGTTCATGAGATATTATAGCCTCATGATGATTGTGTATTTTTACCCATTCTGATTTGTTTTTCTGTTTCTGTCTATTTCCTTCCTTGCAGACATTATATTGATAGTCCCCACAATAAAATGTATTATGTAGAATTATTTGAAGTGTTGTAGGATTCCAGAGGTTTCCGGAACGAGTAATAATTCCACGTTCATTTAACATGCGAGACTCACGTATTAGTGAGTGTAGTTCCTCATATTTATCATGGATTAGCTTAACAACCTCAGCCTCAGCAGGATTTATTTTAAATTCCTTTTTATCAGGATCATAATTGTACCCATAAGGAACTCTACCACCATTCCATAGGCCGTTAGATGCCCTTGATATCATAGTTGCAGTTACCCTCTCAGATGTCATATTTCTCTCAAGTTCTGCGAAAATAAGTATAATCTTTAGCATAGCCTCACCAATTGCTGTAGATGTATCAAATTGCTCGTTCTTAGATATAAAAGTGACTCCAAGCTCTTTTAATTCCTGGTACATTGTAGCAAAGTCTAAAAGATTTCTAGAAATACGGTCTATTTTCCATACTAAGAGATGAGTAAAGAGCCCATTCCTTAGTTGTTTCATCATTTCTTGAAACTTAGGTCTATCTGTATTTTTGCCTGAATATCCTGCATCCTCAAAAATAACATATTGTTCAGTATTTAATAACAGCTTTGCATAAGAGATGAGATCCTGTCTTTGCATTGGAAGTGAGTCTCTATCAATTTGATGGTTTGTAGAGACTCGTATGTATATTGCAACTCTATTTATATTTTTATCAGAACTATTCTGCATTTTATTTTAACTCCCATCCGGTATATTTATAAAGTGTTGTACATGGTTATTACAGCCTATATGGGCGTTTTATTTTCTTCTTTATATTTTTCTACACTGATAACCTTTTTTCTATGTCAGTTGATACAGTAGGAGACAAAGCATCTACCATTCCATTTAGATATATAAGAAGCTTTGATTGAAGTGTAGGAGTTAATTTCCTGAAGTTTTGGATCAATACAATTTCATTTTGGCTGGAAAGTTCCAACGATGTTGTTTCTATTCCATTGACGATATAATCAACGGACACATTAAAATATGCAGCTAATTTAGTCACTGCATCAAGTGAAGGGCTTCCTTTACCCTTTTTCCAGTCAGAAAATGAAGAATTTGCAATACCGATATCCTTTGTTACCTGTGAAGGCTTTAAGTTACGTTCATTCATAAGTTCAAAAAGTCTGTCTAAAATAGTCATATTTATACCTCCAAAATACTTTTAAAATTGGAAAAAACCATTGACAAATTGGAATATTCCATATATAATGTCGGTGTAAGTTACAAAACACAAATACAACAAACATTATTTAATGATGCACATAATATTACTGAATAAAAATGTACATTTCGATTTTATCATTTTTATATAAGCATGTAAATTGTGTACCGGAAAGGGGAATAAAAGGAATGCCAAGAGTGTTATCTAATTGGTGCAAGCAGGCAAAAATCAGGCTGATTGAACTTGATATGCCTATAACTGAGTTGGCAAGGAAGGTCAGTCTTACAAGAGAGTATACGTCAGCGTTAGTAAATGGAAGGGTATATTCGGAGTCGGCAATTAAGGCCATTAGCGATGTGCTTAATATTTCAGATGAAATATAAACTCTATCTAATGTGAATTATAAGACAGCAGGTGGTGTAAAAGCATAGGGAGTGAATGTATGAGAGAGAATAAAAACATATATTATCAGGCTAGAAAAAAAGCAATGATACATAATGAAGTCCTATCTAATAGAGAAAGGGCAGCTGAATTACTTGGAGTATCTCAATCTACTTTATCAGATTATGAGCTTGGAATAACCAAAATAGTTCCTGTAGATAAGGTTGCATTGATGGCAGATTTATACAATTGTCCGGAACTTAGAACAGGGTATTGTAAGCATGAATGCCCTATTGGTAGGCACATTCCACTTGCAACATCTATAAGCGGAATAGAGGGAGTATCACTGAAGCTTATACGATTGCTAGATTTTAATGAGATTAAGAAGATAGAAAAAAGCCTTGTATGTATAGCTGAGGATGGAGTTATTTCTGAAGATGAGAAGCCGACTTTAAGAAATATTATTGATAGCTTTGATAAAATGTCAGTTGTAATAAGTGAATTGAAATTGATAGGAGAGAAAATATTAAAAGGTAAGAGATAATGGACATTGTAGAAAGATTGAAGGAAGTCTTAAAGGACGACTATGGGATAAACAATCAAGAAGAATTGGAAGATGCAATAAGTAAATCTAAAGGACTTGATATAGGCATATTTACACAGCCGTTTAAAAACGAAGTAGCGACAAATAAAGATGAGTTAAAAGCATCATAGAATAACAAATTATTTTTATGTAATTATGGAGGGCGATAAATGGAAACAAAGATTAAAGTAGCACAGGTATTTGAAGGAAGAAGACATAATACTAAATACACAATTGTAGATAGAGAAGAGCTTGAAGAGCTTATAGATTCAAGAGCTGAAGTAGAGGCACTCATTATTATATTCAAGAAAATACTAGGATATACAGCATTAGTAACGACTGGAATTGTTTTAGGAGTGATTTTGCTATGAACCTGGAAGGGATACCAAAAAAGTTGTATAAGCATGTTGATAATCTTAGAGATCAAGGCATCTACATCACAGATGAGGAGGTCGGAGAGGTTTATATGTATTGCTTAAGAAAAATGGAAGTGGCAAATGTTGAACAGCCTGACCAGTATATAGAACTTTTATATCCGGATGAGTTAAGGCATTACATAATAAGGCATGGAATTAATGCAAGTACTATTTTAAGAAGGATGGATGATGCAATATGTGTATAGAATGTGGTTTAAATCCTTGCGATGCAAGATGCCCAAATGCAGATGAAGAAAAGGCTATTTTCAATTGTGTTGTGTGTGGAGATTCAATTGTTGATGGAGATTTTTATTGGGATTCACAGGATGGATGTATTTGTGAAGGTTGTTTAGATGAAATGAGCAGAAAAGAAATTTTAGAAATGTGTGGTGAACCGCTTAAAAAGGCAGTTATGGAGGATTATTAAAATGTCAGAGAAATTACCGGTAGAACAAAAAAATGAGAATTTAAGTGTTGTATCTCAGGTTAAAGAGATTATCTCACAGGATACAGTGAAAAAGAAATTTGAGGAAGTGTTAGGCAAGAAGGCACCGCAGTTTTTAGCATCAATTACAAATGTTGTAGCAGGCTCTACGCAGTTAAAGAAATGCCCTGCAAATACAATTATGGGAGCTGCATTTGTGGCGGCAACATATGACTTGCCTGTCGACAGCAATTTGGGATTTGCAGCGATAGTGCCTTACAACAATAACAAATACAATATGCAGACAAAACAGTGGGAAAAACATCCTGAAGCTCAATTCCAGATGATGTACAAAGGGTTTATCCAATTGGCAATTCGTTCAGGATATTATGAAAAGATGAATTGCTCAGTTGTATATAAGGATGAACTGATATCTTATAACCCTATTACAGGAGAGGTAGAGTTCGTGACAGATTTTTCAAAGTGCACTCAAAGAATGAATGGAAAGTCTGAAGATATAGCCGGATATTATGCCTGGTTTAAGCTTCTCACAGGATTTAGAAAAGAGTTATTCATGACCAGAGCCGAAGTTGAGAATCATGCAAAAAAGTATTCTACTGCATATAGAAACGATTTAAATAACAACAAAAAAGGAAGCAAATGGACCACTGACTTTGATGCTATGGCGTTGAAAACCGTTATCAAGTTGTTGCTTAGTAAATGGGGCATATTGTCGGTTGATATGCAGAGAGCTATTACAGATGACCAGAAGACATTTGATGAAAGTGGAAATGAGGATTATGGAGATAATAAGCCTGATGTTATAGAGGCTGAAGACCCATTTCAGACAGTAGAAGATACTAGCGATTCACAGATTGATGGAGAGCAAACAGGTGAAGAGCTTGAAGAGTTTGATATTACGGAGTAGGAGTATTTCAAATGGTATTAACAGCTGATAATTACTACAGCGATGAAGCTAACAGGCAGTACATGTCTGTTAGCCAATTCAAAGATTTTAATGGTACATATGGAAGAATTGGATGCGAGTTTGCTGCAATGGAAAAGCTTGCGGGAAGGTGGAATCCTGAACCATCTACAGCGTTAATGGTTGGAAGCTATGTTGATTCATATGTTGAAGGCACATTGGATGATTTTAAATCAAGAAATCCGGATATATTTACTGCAAAAGGTGAATTGAAAGCACCTTACAAAAAAGCTGAAGAAATAATAGCCAGAATAGAGCGTGATAAGTATTTTATGAAATACTTATCTGGAGAAAAACAAACTATCATGACTGGAGATTTGTTCGGGTGTCAGTGGAAAATAAAGATGGACTCATACATTCCAGGAGTAGCAATAGTTGATTTAAAAGTTATGTCATCAATTACAGATCTAAAATGGGTGAAGGATATAGGATACTTAGATTTTGTAAGATATTGGAATTATGACATACAGGGAGCCGTTTATCAGAAGATAGTTGAAATAAATACAGGAAAAAAGCTACCATTCTTTATAGCAGCAGTAACCAAAGAGACGGAGCCTGATATAAGAATTATTCATGTCACTCAAAATTATCTTGATGAAGCTTTACTTATAGTCGAATCAAATATAAACAGGGTATTGATGGTTAAAAATGGAGAAGTAGAACCTGATAGATGTGATTTATGCGATTGTTGCAAACATAATAGAATATTGAGAAGGCCTATATCCATTATGGATTTGGCATTTAATGTGTAGGGCAGAGAAAAATGGCTGATAATAAAAAGTATTATTACTTAAAATTAAAGGAAGACTTTTTCGACAGTGACGAGCTAAAAATCTTAGAAAGCATGCAGGATGGCTATTTATATAGCAATATTTTACTAAAGCTATACTTAAAAAGCTTAGGTAGTTCAGGTAGGTTGATGTATAGAAATGTAATTCCTTATACACCTGAAATTTTAGCTACATTAACAGGCCATCAGGTTGGAACGGTTGAAAAAGCACTTGATATATTTAAGAAGTTAGAACTTATAGAGATACTTGATAACGGTGCAATTTATATGATGGATATACAAAATTTTATAGGGAAGTCGTCAAGTGAAGCTGATAGGCAGAGAGAATATCAGAATAGGTTGAAAGCAGAAAAAGAAGTACTTTCAATATCAAAAAAAGAAGAAACACCTAAGAAAGAAGTTGTTGTAAAAGTTGTGGGATGTATTGAACAGGATAGATATTCTAAGACATTTGAAGAGTGGTGGAATATTTATCCAAGAAAGGTAGGAAAAGGTGAGGCTTATAAAAAGTATAATACAAGACTGAAAGATGGGTGGTCACCGAATGAATTATTAGAAGCAGCAAAAAACTATAGAAATGATGTTCAGAGAACTCACACAGAGCAGTGTTATATTAAGCATCCTAAGACTTTTTTGTCAGATACACTACCATTTACGGATTTTATAAAAAGAGCTGACAAGGAATCCACGGTTGACACAGATGAAAGCAATGAAAATCCTTACGCAGCATGGGAGGGATGATGGTAAACGATGATAAGTTGTACTGCCCTGTATGTGGGGAAGTAACTCAAAAGATATTGCCAATGCCATTACTTGATGGTAGTGGAAGAGTTAAGGAACTGAAAGTAAGAATCATGTGTGCTTGTAGAAGAAAGGAATTAGAGGAGTATGAGAATAATCAAAAGAAGTTAGAAGAAGTGAGAGCCGTTCAAGGACTAAAAAGATTAAGTCTTATGGATGATAAGCTGTCTGGAGCAAGACTAAATACATTCAGTGAGACAGATGATAATTCTAAGCTATTAAAGATTATTAAAAGCTATATATCGAATTTTGACAAGATGTATAAAGAAAACCAGGGACTTATACTATATGGCTCAGTTGGAACTGGTAAAAGCTATGCAGCAGCAGTAATTGCTAATGAATTATTAGAGAAGAAGGTGCCGGTTGTAA